AACCAGTGGTTTCGTGATGAGAATCTTCAGAATTCTCTCGTTGTTCCTACTGGTGATGGTCCGGATACTTTGTCGGACTTTGTTCTTCGTCGTCGTGGTAAGCGTCATGACTATTTCACTTCGGCTTTGCCTTGGCCGCAGAAGGGTAGTTCCGTTTCTTTGCCGTTGGGTACTTCGGCTCCTGTCTATGGCAAGATTGACAAGACGATTGGTCTTGGCGATGGCAGTGCTAATTTGTACGGTCTTGCTACCAATTCTTCTGGTCAACTTATCGGCTCCACTGGTAATTACAATGCTGCTCCGGGTGTTGCTACGTCCGGCACTGGTATTGCTATTAACAAGGGTGTAGGTGTTCTTCAGACTCCTTATGAGTCTGGTTTGTATGCTGATTTGACTACAGCTACTGCGGCAACAATTAATCAGTTGCGCCAGTCCTTTCAGATTCAGAAGCTTTTGGAAAGGGATGCTCGTGGAGGTACTCGATATACGGAAATCTTGCGCGCTCACTTTGGTGTTATCTCCCCCGATGCCCGCTTGCAGCGTCCTGAGTATCTCGGAGGAGGTAGCACACCGATTGCTATTAATCCCATCTCTCAGACATCAGGTACTTCGGCTTCAGGGACCACCACGCCTTTGGGCACTCTTGCTGCCATGGGAACTGCACTTGCAAGCGGCCACGGATTTACTCAGTCGTTTGTCGAACATGGAGTCATCATCGGTCTCGTTTCCGTTCGCGCTGACCTGACGTATCAGCAGGGTCTGCGCAAGATGTGGTCTAGGTCGACTCGTTACGACTATTACATGCCCGAATTTGCCATGCTTGGCGAGCAAGCGATTCTCAATAAGGAGATTTATACTGATGGTTCTGCCACCGATGCCAATGTTTTCGGTTACCAAGAGCGTTGGGCTGAATATCGTTACAACCCGTCCCAGATTACGGGTCTCTTTCGGTCTACTTCAGCCGGTACCATTGATGGCTGGCATTTGGCGCAGAAATTCACTGCTTTGCCCACGCTTAACTCTACGTTTATTGAGGACACGCCACCGCTCTCTCGGGTGCTCGCTGTCGGGGCTTCTGCGAACGGCCAGCAGTTCCTTTTCGATTCGTTTTTTAATGTTAGGGCGACACGTCCGATGCCGATGTACTCGGTACCGGGCTTGATCGACCACTTCTAGTCATGGGCGATCTCGGTGGTATTTTTTCCGGGATTCTCGGCTATCTGGGCCAGCAGGATACGAATGAGGCTAACGCAGCTCAGGCCCAGAAGCAGATGGATTTTCAGGCTACCCAGTCTGGTACTGCGTATCAACGTGCGACTGCTGACATGAAGGCTGCTGGCTTAAACCCAATGCTTGCCTATAGCCAGGGTGGCGCTTCTACTCCGGGTGGCGCTATGGCCACGATGCAGAATTCTGCTGCTTCCGGGGTTGCAGCTGCTAGTTCGTATTATCAGCAGGCGAATGCTCGTTCGGATACTGAGCTCAAGACTGCTCAGGCTAAGTTAACGGAGGCTCAGACTGCTCATGAGTATGTTAAGACCATGCAGTCTGGTTTTTCTGCTGAGTCAGTTAAGGAGACTGTCGCTCGTCTTCGTCGCGAGAATGAGCTGGATATTGGCGGTGAGGACGTAAGAGCGAAGATTCACTCGGGTGAGCATCAGAAGTGGCTCGCTAAGGGTCAGGCCGAGAGGTATCGTGTTCGTTCTGAGGAGGAAGGTTCGAAGGAGACTATTCAGCGTGCTAGGTCGCATGCTGCTGGTGCTGTTCTTGATGAGCTTGGTGCTGCTCGCGCTCGTCGTGAGTCTGATTATGCCAAGTCGCCAGCTGGTTTGATTCGCGCCCCGTTGCATGATTTGGGATCTGTTGTTAACTCCGCTGCTGGCGGTTTTCGTCTTCAGCGTTCTATAAGGAATTGATATGATGGTCAAATTGCCTTTTCTTCGTACCGCGTATAACTATGATCGTGATGCCGCTTCTAATGAGACGTCTTTGCTTTGTGAGGATCCTTCACTTGCGCAGCAGCACATGAAGGATGAGTCTGATATCAATACGATTGTTACTCGTTTCGGCTTGGGCTATAAGGCTCCCGTTGGGCTTCGTATGCCTCAGTTCGGTGATTTCACCGGTATTGGCGACTATCAGGAGGCCCTTGTTGCGCTTCAACGCGCTCAGGATGACTTTATGAAGCTCCCTGCTTCTGTTCGTTCTACTTTTGGTAATGATCCCGGTGCTTTTGTGGATTTCGCTGCCGATCCGGCTAATTTGCCCCGTTTTGCAGAGATGGGCCTTACGGTCCCTCCTCCGGTACCGCCAGTCGATTTGAAGGCGGCTATTAGGGATGGGATGGCAGAGGCGCTTAACGCGGCTCCTGCGCCCGCTATGAAGGCCGGTAAGGCCGCTTGAACAGTTTTCTACTTGCTGTAACTGTTCTAGGTGACACGGATTTCTTTCCGTGTTACCTTTTGCCCGGGTTAATCCCTTTTCCCGGGCTTTTTTTGGAGGTTTTATGAAGCGTTTTTCGGTGAATAAAAATCAGTCGGCGAAGAAGTTTTCAGGTCAGATGCGCAAGACGAAGGCGGTCAACATGGCCGGACCTCCCATGCGTGGCGGTTTTCGTCTGTAGTGGCGTGTTTCCATCCGGTTCAGGGGTGGCAGCTTGATGGGGGGACCGTGGTATTCGGCGGCCCCTCTGTCGCTGGGGGTCGATCCCTCCTTTTGCCATGCGGTCAGTGCGTGGGATGCAGACTTGAAAAGTCTCGCCAGTGGGCCATGCGTGCTATGCACGAGGCCTCGCTCCACGCGCAGAATTGCGCAGTTTTGCTTACCTATTCGCCCGAGTCTATTCCTCCAGGCGGCGCCCTGCGTTACAGGGATTACCAGCTCTTTATGAAGCGTCTCCGGCGTAAGGTCGGCCCAGTGCGGTTTTATATGTGCGGTGAATATGGCACTCAGAATCTTCGGCCCCATTACCACGCGATTTTTTTCGGTTACGACTTCCCCGACAAGCTTTATATTGGTAAGTCCCCCGCTGGGAGTGAGCTTTTTTCGTCAGCGGCGCTTAACCGTCTTTGGGGTTTCGGTCAGTGTTCGGTCGGCGAGGCTAATTTCAAGTCGGCGGCTTATATTGCTCGACATAACTTGGCGAAGGTCAACGGCCCCTTAGCGGATGCGAATTACGAGCGCATTGATATGACCACTTCGGAGATTATTCGTGTTCCTACTGAGTTCAATCGTATGTCGCTTGGTGGTCGGGGTGATGGTGGTATCGGTTTTCGTTGGTTTAATAAGTATTCTTCTGACGTGTATCCAGTTGACCGTTGCGTTGTGAATGGTCGTGAGGTTCGTCCCCCGAAATATTACGATGCGCTTTATAAGAGGCGTGATCGTGTTGGTCTTGAAGAGATTAAGGCTCAGCGTGAATATAAGAGCTACGTCTCTGAGACATGGAAGGACAATGTTCCCGAGCGCTTGTCTGTCCGTGAGTTGGTTGTGAAAGCTCGTTTGAAGTATCTGAAAAGGGACTATTCATGAGTACTCAATTGGTTTTTTCGTTGTTCGATAAGAAGGCTTGCGTTTTTGGTCGGCCCGTTTTTCTTGAAGAGGGTCAGACTGGTTTGCTTCTTCGCGATCTTGGCGATATGTTGCAGAAGGGCGAGGATACTGTTGCTCGTCATCCTTCTGATTTTGCTTTGTACCGTCTTGGTAAGTTTGATAACGTCAAGGGTACTTGGGAGGTACTTGCTATTCCCGATCATTTTTGTGAGGTTGTGTCTTTGATGCCCGTAGGGCATGCAGCGGCGCCAGCCGCGGGTGCTGGTTTGGTTGATCCTACCTTGATGTAGGTTATTTATTTTCGATGTCTTTTACGTTTCCGGCTTTATTGTTAAGCCGGTTTTTTTTGTTTTTTTTTGTCTTTCCGTAATTTATGGAGGTTTTTTTATGTTTCGTAATCAGTCGGTAGACGTTCATCGTTTTGCTATGGTTCCTCGTACTGAGGTTCCTCGTTCTTCTTTCATGATGCAGCATACCCATAAGACTACTTTTGATGCCGGTTATCTCATTCCCGTTTACGTTGATGAGGTTCTTCCCGGCGATTCTTTTTCTTTGCAGATGACTGCTTTTGCGCGTATGGCTACGCCGCTCTTTCCTCTCATGGATAACATGAGGTTGGATTCTTTTTTCTTTTTTGTCCCCAATCGTCTCGTCTGGTCTAACTGGGAGAAGTTTCAAGGTGCGCAAGCTAACCCTGGTGATTCGATCTCTTATACGGTTCCTCAGGTTGTCTCGGCCGCTGGTGGTTTTCCTGTTGGGTCTATTTGGGATTATTTTGGACTCCCTACTGTCGGACAAGTCGGTGGTGCTAACACTGTCAGCGTTGGTGCACTCCATTCTCGCGCTTACAATTTGATTTATAACCAGTGGTTTCGTGATGAGAATCTTCAGAATTCTCTCGTTGTTCCTACTGGTG